AAGGAGCGCGACCCGGCCTCGGTCCTGCATTTCGTGTATAACCCGGACCCGCTATACATGTGGAAGGGGCGCGGCGTTAATGTTTCTCTGCGGGACATTGCTGACAATTTGCGGCAGGGCATGCGCACGGAAAAGGCTTTCATGGCGTCCGAATACAAGCCCTCAATCATCGTCAAGGTGGACGCGTTAACAGACGAATTTGCAAGCCCGGAAGGCCGTGAAAAACTGCTTGAAAGCTATGTCAAGCCTGCGCGGCCCGGCGATCCGTGGCTTATTCCTGCGGAGCAGTTTGACGTTGAACAGGTTAAGCCGTTGACGCTTGCGGACCTTGCAATCTCCGACACGATGCAGTTAAACAAAAAGGCCGTTGCGGCTATCTTTGGCGTGCCGCCCTATCTGTTGGGCGTGGGGGAATACAAGCGCGACGAATGGAACAGCTTTATACAGGCGGTCATTATGCCGCTTGCAAAAGCCATTTCTATGGAGCTTACAAAAAAGCTGATACTTAATCCGGCTTGGTACTTAACCTTTAACGTGTGGTCGCTTCTGGACTACGATTTGCAGAGCATGTCGAGTGTGCTTCTTGCGGGCGCGGATCGCGGCTTTGTAAACGGTGACGAGTGGCGGGATCGCATGCACATGGCTCCGGCAGGGCTGAAGGAATACAAGGTTCTTGAAAACTACTTGCCGTATGACATGAGCGGAAACCAGAAAAAGCTTATACAGGAATGAGGTTAAACAATGGATTATATGCTTTGTGAAAACGGCTACAGAAAGCCGAAGGATAACCGCGTATATTGCAAGATTGACGGCGGGCTTTGCGCACACGTCTACATGTGTCAGCTTAATTGCAGATGGCAACACACCAAGCAGGCGGCGGAATGTTTGAAAAAGGCCGCACCGCCGGAACCGGAAAAACCGAAGGTTAGAAAGGGGAAAAAATGAATAGACAAGTACGGTCGGCACCGACAAAATTTCAAACCAGAGAAGACGGCGAAGCACTCCGCATTGAGGGTTATTTCGCCGTTTTTAATAGCAACTACGAAATCGCGCAGGGTATGAGCGAAAGCATCGCACCCGGCGCTTTTTCTAATAGTATCGCGGGAGATATTCGCGCCCTTATTAACCATGACACAACGCTTGTGCTTGGAAGAACGAAGGCCGGAACATTTGAACTGCGCGAGGATTCACACGGGCTTTGGGGAAGCGTCAAAATCAATCCGAACGACGGCGACGCAATGAACCTTTATGAACGCGTGAAGCGCGGCGACGTGGACCAATGTTCTTTCGGTTTCAACATCCGTTCCGAGGATACCGACATCCGCGAGGACGGAAGCGTGCATTGGACGATTAAGGACGTGGAATTATTTGAATGCTCCGTCTGTACGTTCCCGGCGTATGAAGAAACGAACGTCAGCGCACGGCAGAAAACCCGCGATGAAATCCAGAAGCGCGAGGCGGATGCTTGGCGCGGCAAAATGAAAGAGAGGTTAAAGAATGGCGCTTAAAGTGCTTATGCTTCGGAAGAAGCTGAACGACGCAAAAAAGGCCCTCGAAACCCTGCGGGCAAAGGACGCGGATTTTGCTACCCGCGAAACCGAGCTTGAAAAGGCGATTGAGGAAGCCAACACCGATGAGGAGCGCGCGGCGGTAGAGGAAGCCGTCACGGCGTTTGAAACCGAGAAGGCGGAACACGAGACCGAGGCCGGAAACCTTGAACGGACCATTTCGGAGCTTGAAACCGAAATTAACAAAGAGGAAGCCGCGCAGGATACCACGCCGCCCGCAGAGCCGAAAACGGCAGAAAGGAAAAAGGAAATCAAAATGAACGTTAGAACCAAGATTTTTGACAGGATGACCGCGCAGGAGCGCACCGCATTTATTGAGCGCGAGGACGTAAAGGCGTACCTTTCCGAGGTTCGCGCCTGCATCGCTGAAAAGCGCGCGCTTACTAATGTCGGCCTGACCATCCCGGAAGTATTTCTCGGCCTTCTGCGCGAGAATGTGCTGAACTATTCCAAGCTTTACAAACACGTTACTGTCCGCAACATTTCCGGCACGGGCCGCGAAATCATCATGGGAACCACCCCGGAAGGCGTGTGGACTGATTGCTGTGCAAATCTGAACGAGCTTTCCCTCGGCTTTAACGACGTTGAAGTTGATTGCTACAAGGTAGGAGGCTATTTCAAGGTTTGCAACGCGGTTCTTGAGGATTCCGACCTTGACCTCGCGGCTATCCTTCTGGATGCTATCGGGCAGGCTATCGGCCTTGCGCTTGATAAGGCTATCCTTTACGGACGCAACGCTTCCGGCACCATGAAGATGCCGCAGGGCGTCGTTTCCCGCCTTGTGCAGACCACAGAGCCGACCGGATACCCGGCAACCGCGCGTCCGTGGGTTGACCTTCACGAGACCAATGTTATTTCCATCACGGCGGCAAACAGCACGGGCGTGAAGCTTTTCCAGAGCATCCTTACTTCGGCGGGCGCCATCAAGGGCAAGTATGCACGCGGCGGCAAGGTTTGGATCATGAACGAGACCACCTTCACCACCCTGCAGGCGCAGGCTATGAGCGTGAATGCTTCCGGCGCCATCGTTTCCGGTATGGACGGCACCATGCCCGTAGTCGGCGGCGTTGTCGAGGTTCTGGATTTCATCCCGGACAACGTCATCATTGCCGGATATTTCGAGCTTTACACCCTTGCTGAGAGAGCGGGCGCGAAGTTTGCAACTTCCGAGCATGTGTTCTTCCTTAACGACCAGACCGCTTTCAAGGGAACGGCCCGCTATGATGGCGTCCCGGTCATTGCGGAAGCTTTCGCGGCTATCGGCATTAACGGCGTGACCCCGAATGCAACCATGACTTTCGCGTCCGACACCGCTAACGCCTAAACAATAAGGAGGGCGGCATGGTTGACTTAGAACTTTTGGTATTCTTGAAAGCCAACTTAGAGCTTCCGCCGAATATGACTTTCCAAGACGATTTCCTGTTGCAGTTAATCGCAACGGCGCGGCAGATGATAACCCGCGAGGGCATTACATTGACCGACACCGCCGAAGATTCAAGCCTCGTGGTCATGTACGCGGCTTATCTGTACAGGAAACGCGCGGAAAGTCAGCCGATCATGCCGCGCATGCTCCGTTATGCGTTAAACAATCGCGTGCTTTCCGAAAAAGCAAAGGAGGACACGGAAGATGTTTGACGCGGGTGTGTGCAGAATCTGCGAATTTCGGAACGATAAACCCGCGGGCTTAATGCCTGCGGGTTATCTTGTTCCGGTCGCGGATGTCTATTTCGGTGAGCGGATGGTCGGCTATAACCGTTTTTATGCGGCGGCGGGCGTCAATGAGCAGATTGATTTAATGATTAGGACGTGGCGTTTACCATGTGCAAAAATCGGCATGTACGCGGTTTTGAGCCAATCGGAAAACGACGGGCAATACAGAATCACAAACGTGCAACACCTGCTTGATGACGACGGCTTAAAGGTCACGGATTTGACGCTTTCGCGCGTGGAGGACTTTTACAATGTTAAGCCTGCAGAATAAGCTTTTTCAAATTGGCGCAGGGCTTGCGGCGCTGACGGATGATTGCTATCACTACTGGCGACCAGTCAAGAAGGTCCCTTGCATCATGTGGGCGGAAACCGGAGAAGAAAACAGCTTCCACGCGGATAACCATAAGCAGGAACAGAACATTTCGGGCGTGTGTGATTATTACACCAAAAAAGAGTTTGACCCGATGATAGACGAAATTCAAAACACGCTTGATAGTATGGGCCTGACTTGGGCGCTTGATTCCGTGGACTATGAAGACGAAACGAATCTTATTCACTATTCATGGTCTTGGGGGGTGGTCGTAAGTGGCTCGGTTCCATGTGGGGCAGGGAATTGACGCTTATATAGACATCCTGCAGAATTTTGAACAGACCATAGGCGACGACATAGGACGCGCCATTTTCTCCGGCGCGGCAATCGTTGCGGATGCCATACGCGCCAATATAAAAAGCTTGCCGAAGGAAGCCTGCACACCAAAGGAAAAGGCGGGACTTCTGGATGGCCTCGGCATTGCGCGGATGGAATACAAGGACGGCTATTATGACGTGAAAATCGGCTTTCACGGCTACAACAGCGTGAAAACGAAAAAGTACCCGAAAGGCCAACCGAATGCAATGATTGCGCGATCCGTTGAGGGCGGGTCCTCATGGCGTCCGCGTCATCCGTTTGTCGCGCCTGCGATCCGTGCGACCCGGGCGGAGGCAGAGAAAAAGATGGCGGAAGAAATTGACAAAATTTACCAGAGTAAAACGGGCTGAAAGCCCAAGAAGGAGGCGCTTACATGGCGGCAAATGGTAGAGTTATCACGGGCTTTTCCAAGCCCTACGTTGCGTTATATTCAAACAGCGGCGAAAACGTGAGCTATTCCGGCGGTATGGTTTTAGCGCGCGGCGTGTCCGTGGCGCTTGCGCCGGAAGCTTCCGATGACAACATTTTTTACGCGGATAACGTTGCGGCAGAAACGGTCCTCGGCGTGTTCAC